AAGAACTTGCCATGCTCTTTGGCGTAAATCCATCGGAATTTCATGGCGTGGATATACGCATAATCGGGAAGGTGCTCGCGTTCATAACGCAATCTGTACAGGATGATCTTGGAGACATAAAAAAAGTATCGGGGCCGGGGGCGAAGCCTTAGGGATTATCGTTTCTGCCCTTCCGGGCCAGTTTGGGTATGCAGAACTTCTTAATATGGATGTCCGGGATCTTCAGTATTGGTACGTCGAATCCAAAAAGAAGATGATACAGGATCAGATTAAGCGAATCACTGCAGCTCGGTTGGCCATGGCGGCTTCTGCGGACTATAACAAAGCGATATCGGAACTCGAAAGACAGTTCCGAGTCCTAAGTTTTGGAGAAGATAAGTTGATACAGGATAACTGGGAAGATCTAAAGAGAAGGAAGAGAGGATAGTTTTATGGCTTTCGATGCCGGCGCGATCGTAGGAAAGATGGTTCTCGACAAGTCTGACTGGGATAAGTCTGTTTCGCGTGTACAGATAGACTTTAATAACGCAACAGCCCGCACGCGACAACTTGGCGAGGAGATGGTGTCTACATCTCGTAAATTAGGTACCGTTGGCACCAGAATGATAATGCTTGGGACTACCGCTCTTGCCCCCGTAGGGCTCATGGTAAAGCAGCTAAGCGACCATAATGTGGTTTTGCAGAGTAAATTGCATGATGTAAGTCTCGGGTTTCAAGACTTAGGCGCTGGCATGATTAAGTACGTAATGCCTCATGTAGACAGTTTATCCAAAATGCTTAAGGATCTCGCGGATAATTTTAACCAACTCCCCGGATCTGTGAAAAAATTCACGGTAGATATAGTTGTGCTGTCATCGTTTACCTTGATAGCGGCCGGAACCGTATTAAAGCTTACTATGGCCATCAGAGGGCTCGTAGGTGCTTTAATCTTAGCGGCTTTAAAGATAGGTAGCATAGTCGAAACCATCGCCTTACTTGCGATGTATCATCCTGTGGTGATGGCTATAACGGCAATAACAGTTGCTCTTACTACGCTTGTGATGTCGGTCAAGGAATCGCGCGAAGCTTTTCTCGGCCTTGTAGATGTCATGAAAAATAAGGTAATGGGGCTCGCCAATTTTTGGAAGAATATAGGCGCAGGACCAGTGGCAAGTATCTCGGACGTTCTTACCAAGGGATCCTTTGCTGTAGGGCAGAAACTCGCCGAATGGACCGCCCAGGGCAAGAACGCTTTTGAGGAGCTCGGCAAGGTATGGAGCGATAGTTTTACAGTTGATCTCGGCAATATTGACGTTACAGGCGGAGGTAGCGGTATTTCAAAGTGGCAGGAGTTCTCGGCCGGTATTAAGGAAGGGTTGCGCGAACAGATACAGTCCTTTGCCGATTTTGGAGCATTGGCAAAAGACATAATGGCCAGAACTTTCAGCGAGATAAGCTCTACTATAAGCAGCGTGTTTTTTAATGTTATGACGCTTAAGTTTGATGATCTGCAGCAGGTAGCTGCTGATTTTGGAAACGCCTTCTTAAAGATGATCGCCGACATCTTCGCGCGTATTGTAATGTACTTCGCTATTATTGAACCTTTGATGATAGCCTTCCCGGAACTTAGGCCGGCTCTCGCCATGGGGAGTTTTGCTGAGGGTACAGAAAGCGTTCCATATACCGGCATGTATAAATTACACGCCGACGAGAAAGTAACCCCAAAGTATGACGCGAACAATAATGCAAAACAGGACGTTACATATAACATCCGAGCCAACGACGCCGCAAGTTTTGTAGATATGTGCGTACGTAATCCCGAAGGGATACACGTGGCCGTGCAACAGGCAAAGCGCAACAATAAAATAGGCTTCAGAGATTAAGGAATAACCGATGAATGAATTTATCCTTGCACTTGAGATGTCGGAAGAAATCCGGGACTATAATGTAGCAGAAACTCAATTTGAGAACGAGGCCAGCGAAACACGGCTTATTACGGATTCCGTACTGATAGGTTTTACGTGTAAGTCCCCTGCCTTAACCAGCACCAAGCTTCAGAGCTATGTCGATTTTTATGATAATCAAAAAGGCTCTCTTACATCGTTTTTGTTCACTTCGCGCATGGACAGCGTTCAGTATGTTGTTAGATTTGAGAGAGGGAGTTTTAAAATTAGCAATAGTGGAGGTGTTTTTCAAGTGGAGTTTAAACTTAAGAGGGTATTTTAGATGCCGCTTAATACGAGTCCGGAATTTAAAGAAGAATCGAGGAAACGGTCAACCCAACCGATATTCCTTTATTCTATTTTTGATTACGATAGTCTTGGTCTCAACCATGATAAGCACTTTGCGGCATATAGTGAAGACGTTGTTTTTGATGGTGTTACTTATACAAAATTCCCATTAACTCACGATGCTATAGCAGAGAATTCCAAAGGTGAACTTGATAGCGTAAAGGTTCAGCTATCAAACATAGCGCGTTATCTCGAATATTATCTTCAAAACTATGATCTGCGGGGTAAGCGCGTATCGATAAAGATGGTATACGCCAATATGCTCGACGACACAGACAGTTATATTGAGTTTTCCAATTACATCGATTCCTATACTTCAAATGTTAAAAATGTAGTGTTTAACCTTATGAGCAAGTTCGATGTGCTCGATGTAGTTGTGCCTGGCCGGATATTCATAAAATCCCATTGTCAGTGGCTCTTTGCCTCTCCTGCAGTGAGAGCTGCAGGCGGCGGACAAGAGTGCGGATACGCTGGATCTGAAACGTTATGCAACAGAACTCGCTCAAGATGCCGTGAACTCGGCAACCATAAACGATTTGGAGCGTTTCCTTCGGCGTTAGGAGGCACGTCCTATGCTTAACCTAAGACCTTTTTTGGCGATTCCATACGTACACGGTGGACGGGGATACGAAGGCACTGATTGTGGTGGATTTATTAAACTATTTAAGAAAGAGGTTCAGGGTATAGACATACCAGATCTTAATACATCCTATGACGTGAACTGGTCGTATAAAGGCGAAAACTATTTTGTCGAAAACTATTATAAGCTGTTCGATAAAGTGAAAAAGCCGGAAATATACGACATCGTAATGTTTCGTAATAAGCAGGGTATCGTTAACCACGGCGGTATAACGCTCGGATATGGAAAATTCATACATTGCTGTAAAGATGGTGTACTCGTAGATAATTACACAAGACCAATATGGCAGAAAAGATTGGATGGATTTTATAGATACAAGAGGGTTTCGTGACAGGACGCATTAAGAAAGACATAACAGTTCGATTTATACCGAATTTGCTCTCGCCCGAAGGTAGCAGCAGAACAAGTTTAAAATATGATAGAGCAAAATTAGTAGAGGATTATCTTCGAGAGGCTGCGTATCCGTCTACGAATACTCGTATATTGATAAACGGCTATCCGTGTCAGGATCTCAGTAAGATTATTACCATAGGTGATGAAATTGCAATAGTTCCAGACATTAAAGATCCTATAAGTGGAGCGATCGTGGCTGCGTTCACTTGGATGTCGGCGCACGCTTTGATGGTAGGCATGGTTGCTATTGGCGTTGCTGCGGTAGGTTATTCAGTATATCAAGCCATGGCAGCACAAAAGACAAAAACCGCATCTTTTGACACCATAGGTTATGGTATGGATGAAGCCTCGTCTTCACATTCTTGGAATGGAGCTCGTACAGTTCGACAATCTGGCGGATCAGTACCTATTATATACGGCCGATATCTTACGGGTGGCACGGTTCTAAATGAATATATATTTACGGATGGGGATAAAAATTATCTTAATACGCTTTTGGCCATATGCGAAGGTGAAATTGAAAGCCTTGTTTTATCCAGGATAAATAGTAATCCGGCTGCAAATTTTACGAGCTACACAACCGAAGCAAAGCTCGGTACCAACGATCAGACAGCAATAGATAACTTCGAGGATCTGCATAATCTTAATGCCGTAAATGTAAAACTCGAGAAAGATCCGGGGGATAATTCTAAGTCCTATGTTTATACCACAAGTAAATCAGATGTGGAGGCCTTTGAGTTAAGATTTAATCTTCCCTCCGGACTATGGGCCCAGGGCGGTAGCGGCAACATAACATCCTGGAACGTTGTATATAAAATTGAATACAAGCTTCATTCTGAAGCGAACTATATAGATTTAGGCAGCACTACTATTGATGAAAAGTCGCGTTCCGAGGTAAAGCGCATATTTCGTAAGGATGGCCTTACGTCTGGACAATATGACATCAGGATAACTCGCACGTCTGATGATACCGACTTTGAGCATACCGGAGACTTATACATACAGAGCGTCGATGAGATAAATACCGATGACTTAGAATATCCGAATACTGCTCTTATAGCTGTAAGAGCTCTTGCCGTTGATCAACTGCAGAACGAAAGTCCGGAATATGAGGTTTTGGTAGAGGGGCGAAAAATCCTTGTGCCGAAAGTAATGAATGGGGCTGTCGACGTAGATTGGGAGGATTACTATTGGGATCCTATAGCAGAGTGCTATAAATTGTTTGCAGACGATACTGTTCTTACGTGGGATGGCGAAACTTATATAGAAGCCTTTAGCGCAAATCCGATATGGTGCATTTACGATCTAACCATCAACACTCGTTATGGTATAGGAAATTATATATCGTCCAGTGACCACGACCTTGACTATCTTTTAGAGATGTCGCAGTATTGCGAAGAAAAGGTGCCGGACGGAGAAGGCGGGTACGAAAAACGCTTCCGAATGGATGTGTGTATAGATAGTCAACAAAAGGCTCTCGCCTTAATAGTCCAACTCTCTACCATATTCCGTGGTTTTCCGTTTTATTCAGACCAGGGCAAAGTACGCTTTGCCATTGATAAGCCGGATACGCCGGTTCAGCTTTTTGGAATGGGTAACATAATAAAAGACAGCTTCTCGCAGGCGTGGGCATCCAGACGAGATATTCCTAATGTCGTGCAAGTGCAATTTGATAATGATGATAATTATTATCAGCAGGATATGGTGTCGGTGCCTGATGATGTTGCACTAAGCGGAGGAGAAAGGCCGAGACCTAAACAAGTTAGGTACTATGGCACTAAGTCGTCTTATGCGCTACGACATGGCCGTAATATATTGAACATAGCAAAGAACATAGGAGAGTCGGTAGCTTTTAGGGCCGGATCCGGCGCCTTGGTTAGGCAATGTGGAGAGCTTATCGATGTCGCGCACGATGTACCGCAATGGGGGTTTTCAGGCAGAATTTTAACTGGATCTACCACTACTAATATAAAACTGGATAGAACTGTGTTGGTGGAGTCCGGAAAATCTTATGCTATAAGAGTCGACTTTAAAAATGGCACTTACGAGGAGAAGGTGGTTGTCGACGCCGCAGGAAGTTACACCGAGGTTAACGTAGGCTCCGCGTTCACAGCGGCACCGGCAGAGTGGGACTCTTACTCTTTTGGTGAACTAAACAAAGTGGTAAAGTCTTGCCGTATTACAGGGATTAAGAGATTGCATAATGGAGAGACTGAAATAGAGGCCGTTGAATATAGCGCAGATATTTATGACGATTCGGCCGTTATTATACCGCAACGCAAATCATCGTCTCTATCCATGGATATACCTAATGTTGAGAGCCTAAGGCTTACGGAGGGATTAGTAAAGAGTAAGGACGGCACCGTA